TGGCTAAAGAAGATGAGGCTGCAGATTTTTCTGTAAAGGCTATAGAAGCGGCAGAAAGAGTTTTTAATATGTTATGGAACAGCGGTGCTGAGCAAGACTTATGGCATTGGATTATTTTTTTAGTCACCGCTTTTATTGTTTCATCATTAGCCTTAATTTTATTGATTAAGTCTTTTGGCGGATTGGTTGAAAACTTAGCAAAGTTTATTGAATCTTACAAATCAAGCGGCCTACCATTATGGCAAAACAAATCAAATAAAAATTCAATAAAAAAGAGGAAGCAGTTTTGTGCAGTCCTAGAGGCTGACTTATCTTATTTGGCAAAAGCTGAAAACTGGAACGATCAGTATTTTACAGATCTTGAGGCTGAAGTAGAAACTGAAGGAGGTTACTATGCCTCCGCTTTAGATAAATTACGTAAGAAAAAGTCTTTTGGATTACGTAAAGAAAGATCTCTCATTCAAGCTATAACTAAAAGTACTGAGCGCGCTATGCAACTTGTGGGTGAACCAGGCTCTGGTAAAAGTGTGGCATTAAGGCATTTAGCAAAGCAACTTGCTGAGCGAGGCAGGAAATCCAATGATGAAAATGCTGTTGTTCCGCTCTATATAAATTTACGTGAAATCGAATTGGCTAACAAAGAAGATGTGAATGCTGATAGTATTCGCGAGTTCATACTTGATAATATTCGACGCGGGGATGCTGATACTTCAGCTTTTGTGAGAGATAACTGGCAAGATTACTGCACAAGAGGTACATGGCTATTTTTATTTGATTCATTTGATGAAATACCAGCCGTGCTCCATGCAGAAACAGGAAGTGATGTTATAAAAAAATACTCAAAAGCTCTAAGACATTTTTTAGAAGGGATGGGAGAGTGTAAAGGTATTTTAGCCTCGCGCGAATTTAAGGGTCCAGAAGCTTTACCGTGGAAAAAACTGCGCATTTTGCCATTGAGTGGTGAAAAGCAAGATGAGCTCATTCGTAATTCTTTTCTTTATGAAGAAAACCTGAGCATGGTACGTCAACATCTTGCAAACTCACATAGTAGTATAGGTTCAACACCGCTTTTTCTAACGTTATTGTGTCGTTATGTGAGGGATGAATGTAAACCCCCTAACAATGATCATGATATACTTTTTCAACATATTGACAGGTTATCAAGTAGAGAACCTGAATACCTGCTTCGTAAATATAATCTAAGCCCTAGGGAGCTTGTTTTAGGAGCTGAGCGTCTAGCTAGGCTGTTTGCAGAAGACGATGATCTAAGTTTAGCCCCATCATTAGACCAAATAAGGTATAAACTTCCAGTTGCTGAAATACCAGGAGGTTCTCTCGAGAATTTAATATCTGCGCTGGTTGACTCTAAAATTGGGCGAGCGGATGTGCCAAATGCAGCAATCGGAGATCGACGTTTTGCCTTTGCTCATCGTCGTTATCAAGAAGCATTATTTGTTCGATATCTGACCACACATCCAGAAGCAATCTCGCCATTAAAACTTCTCACTGAAAATCGCTGGAGAGAATATACAGTAACACTTTTACAAACACGCGAATATGAGGAATTTAGCGATCTATTAAGCCATGCAAGTTTTATTCTTAGCGAATGTGCTAATCAAAATAGATTTAACCTGTGTGGAACTTCTCCTTTACCGACAAGTTTAGGCTATTATGATTGGTCTAATGAGAAGGCTATACAATTGCTTAGTTTACTACAAGAAGGGCTAACGCATAGATTACAAGATGTACCTTACTCGCTTAATTCGGCAGTTTCAAATTTCTTAAAGCCTCGGTGGGAAAAGGGGGACTCTTTTGATCGCAACGAAGTATTGCGCTTAGGCGGCCTTCTTCCTCACGATACTCTAGTTAAATATCTCGTTGAGGCATTTAATAACGGTACTAAGTCTGAGCGACTACATGCATTTAGACAGACAGCTTTTACACAAAAACTTCCGGAAAATGCTAAAAGTGTAGTTTTAAGTATGCTTTCAGATCAAATAATAGAGGCTAAAGATAGAGCAGAACTTTTATCTATTGAAGCATTAGCCGCCAGGCTTCCAAATGATATGGGCGCCAATGTCGTTGTCAACAGAAGTATCAAACTGAGGCGCAATTTTGGATTTTTAAGGAAAGTTGTACCCAACTTTCTGCTAATCGATCATCCGTCCATTTTAATCGTGATGCTAGGTTCTATATTTGATATGCCAAGCTTTGGACCTAAAAATTTATTTAGGCATATAAAGGATAATTACCAAAACGCAAAACCAGAATCTGATTTAAGTTTCATTTCTTTCTTGATAGTATTTAGTTGGATAATTTTTACAACAAATTTAATCAAACACCCATCGAACATTATTTTTGCTTTGTTTGTCATAGAGTCAATTTTGATCATTTTTCTTATTCATTCATTTTTACCTTTCATGTTCCGTCATTATGGAAAAAAGGTTAGAACTGTTGATGTGATAGCATGGCTTATATCTTTTTTAAAAAGCAAGAGATTTATCAAAAGTTCTATTTTATTTTTCTTAGCTATGGGTTTATTCCTTTTAACGAATTACATCTTAGGTTATGCAGTCATATGGTTAGTGACTGAATACTTTCCTACTTATCTCGAAAAATTACACGCAAAAACATCAAGTATATACGTTTTAACTGGAGCCATAACAACACTTACAATTTTATATGCTTTTTTGCTTGTCAAAATTTCACTTTATTCAAGAAGGAAAAGATCCTCAAACAAGTCTTCTTTGGAAAAGTTGAATAATGCTAAAAAAAAATGGACCTCAGATATATCTGTGGTTTACTCGGCTGCTCACTATGATGAGTTGTTATATTGGCTTGAGAATGATAGTAAATTATTGTGCGATACTCATTCAATTCGTGTTTTTTCATCATACATTCAAAGCATAATGCGTGCTGACACGTCGGAATTTGAAGCTGATGTCAATTTAAACCCTAAATGCCTAAGCAATAAAAAAATAACTCAAAAATCTGAAGTCAATAAAAAAAATAACCGTTACAGAGCGATACGGCAAAAACTAGAAGACAGATTAACTAACGTCATTTAAAAAGATTAAAAGGTCTCTGCCTATCAACAAAAAAAGCAGAGACCTTTTATAATTATAAAAACCCTTAAAATAATCGTTAAGTAATTTTAAAACTTGAATATTTTTTTAATACTTAGTTACTTATTGAGTATCTTTAGCAATTTTAATAAGTATCAACTTAAAAGCTTTATAAGAATCTATTTGAGCGCGCACTCGTAGCCCCGCCACGCCTGCCCGCTTTATGCCGCGGTTTTCATGCACCTGCATGATTAGGCCTGAGCCGCGCCGCAGCTGGCCTTATCTGCCGTTCCGGGGTGCCGGAGTCTCATGCGTTTTCATGCAGCATAGACATGCATTCACGCAGCGGACGTAAAAAGCCCGGCACGAGCCGGGCTTCGGTGAGTTCCTGAGTCTGCGGCTCAGAAAAGTTTACGCTTGCGGCGGTCGGTTCTGGCTCCCCGGAAAGGATGAGCACCGCTGACGCTCAGCACGTCATCACGGAACATCAGCGGCTGATTTACGCTCGTCCATCTCTTAATCAGGTTCTGGACATATCTGCGGTACAGCGTGTCGGCATCGTTCGCTCCTTCGATAACGCCCGGTGCATGGGTTGAGCCATTTCGTTCAAACTGGCTGTACTTCATCCTGAGCAGGCTGCTCAGCTCTGCGCTATGAATGATAAAGAAGTCATCAATAAGCGTATCAATGCGCTCATCCGTGATGCCCTCATGACAGAATACGTAAGCGTTAGCCTTGCGCCCGGTCACGTCGGCCAGCACCGGCAGCTGCTTTTCCTTTTCGGCAATCAGCCCGGCAAGGTCAGATGCCGTTTCCTGCTGCTCCAGATACTCCGCGCGCAGCGTCTTCATCTCCGGCGTGACGTTACCGCCATTCTGTCCCAGCAGTTCACGGAAGCGTGCCCGGTTATCCCGGCTTGCCTGCTCCATTTCGTCCTTACGCTGGCGCAGCTCGGTGAGATTCTCAGCGGCGGCGTTATCGGCCCGTCTTGCCTCCAGCCAGGCCAGCATCTTCGTGTTGAGGTCTTCGATACGCAGCCGCCATTCAGAGGATAGCCCCTTTACCAGCTCGGTGGTGTGGCTGATAACGTCGGCCTCGGGTAACCGGAGGAGCCATCCGGCCTCCTTAAGTGGGCGCTGTGCTCTGGCCTGCGCCGTACCGATACGGTTACCGGCTACCTGAATCTGTTCGTCGGTCATCTGCTGCTGTGTCATGCTGTTTTTCCTCTCTGTCAGGGCTGTGCGTGGCGGTCTTTGCGGGCGCTGGATGAACCATAGCGGCCCAGCGTCTGCGGCTGGCGAACCGGCACGTCATTCTGCTGTTCCGGCTCTACCGCTGCGGGCCTGTGCGGCTTCATGATGATTTTCTCGACGCTCTCCAGCGCGGTGAACGTGCAGGAGCAGTCGAGGTTTTGGCACTGGTACCAGGTACGCTTTACGGAGGGCGCTTCATAGGCGCTAGTGCGGGTGTAGGCCACCTGACCACATTCGGGACATTTCAGTGCCATCTCGTTTCCTGTCGGTTGGTTTCAGTAAGTCAATTGTGCCGGGTCTGGCACAGCGGCTTCTACCGGAGGGCGTTGTATGACGGACCAGACAAAAGCATTACTTCTGGCGAGCCAGGAAAAGGTCTCACTGAAGCCTGTTATCAGCTTTCAGTTTTATATAAATCCTTCACTTTTCTTCACCAGAGAGAAAAAAATAATAAATACAGTTAATTAAGAGGTGAAGAGTAAAAAAGTAATCCTTCACCCTCTGTTCACCATCGTTCATCAGCAGGATTTTGGCCTTATTAATTCTTTAGAACGATTGGTTTTAAAGGCTTTCTTATATTGGACCTAAAATTATTGGATAAAACCTTATCAGTACTTTTTGGTGCAGTCTGGTACTATTCACGTACACGCATTTTTTGTGTGGTTTTTATGTGGCCGGTCAGGCAGATTTCTGTTGTTGTCACCGGCAAAAATATTCGCAAAATAAAGAGCTACCCGATGCCGTACACATCTGTGCGGCGCTTAAAGGACACATAAGAGGTAGCTCATGCACACGACTTCAAACGCTCATTCATCCGCCCCGACGGCCCCTGTCATGCCGGTTTCATTCCCTGCCCAGGAGCGGTTTATGCGCCTTCCGGAAGTGATCCACGTCTGCGGCCTGTCACGCTCAACCATCTATGACCTCATCAGCCGCAATGCTTTTCCGGCGCAAGTATCGCTTGGCGGCAAGAACGTCGCGTGGCTTGCCAGCGAGGTCAGCGCCTGGATGAATGCACGCATCGCCGCACGCGGTCAGGAACGCGCAGCATGATTTTCACCAACTGTTGAGATTTACCGTCATGCTGCATTTTCCTTTGTTCCCCGGCTTGCGCGCCGGGGCCATTCCCTGGTACAGTCTTTCTGCTGTCGCAAAATCGGCAGCCGGGATTGGCGTCCTGAATACAACGCTGGCGACACCAGACGCGCCTTGCGTCTTTTTTTGTGTCTGTGCCCTGATGCACCCATTTTTCGGGCGACGGTTCTGTATCTGTCGTACCTATCGCGTAATGGTGGCTCAGGCGGGGGCTTCTCACGAAGCGCCGGTTTCCAATGTTGCCGGTTACGCCAACCCCGTCTGGGCTACCACCAGTGAAATTGGCGTTTCCGGTGGTGGCTGTAAGCTACTAACATTGGAGACTGCTATCATGGCTACGGTCCTTAATTCCCCATACCCTCAGTTTGTTTTCGTCTTTGCCGCCGTGCGCCGTACCGAGCGCCAGCAGCGTATCCACATGCTCCGCACCGTTGCCGCTGACGAACGCGCCGCCCGCCTGAGGCTGGCCCGCGATTACGTACTGTCACTTGCTGCCCGCCTGCCGGTCCGGGAGGTGCGCGCATGACTCACGCCACCATTTCCCATGCCGACCTGTTACGCCTTGAGCACCTGCGTAACGCCGGACGTTTTATCAGCGACATGACCCTGCTTCAGGAGTGCCACGAGCAGCCACCGGCCATACAGCAGGCGCAGCTGAACTCACTTATTTTCCTCATCACCGAGCAGCTGGACGGGGTGGTTAACCGCTGTCAGGACGGCTGGATGAACGGGGAGGTTGAGTGATGAGCACACGAACCCTTTCACCCGAACTGCATTCCGCGCTTTCACGCCGCGCGGTGGCCTGCGCCTGGCTGACCGTCTGCCGCGAACAGAAGCGCTATCCCGGCCTGACGCTGGCGCGCCTTGAACACGCCATTGAAACCGAGCTGGAAGGCTTCTATCTGCGCCAGCACGGACGCCAGCGCGGTCAGGAAATTGCCTGCGCGCTGCTCGACGACCTGCTGGCCGCCGGGCCGCTCAAGTCGGCCCCGTGCCTGAGCTTTCTGGGACAGGTGGTGATGGATGAACTCTGCGGGCGTCTCAAAGATGCGCCGGTGCTGCACTGAGGAAGAAAAGAACAATGAAAATGAACGTATCAGACGCTGCAAAAGCCGCGCGGGGCCAGTGGCCCCGCATCCTGCCCGCGCTGGGCGTGAAGGTGGTAAAGAACCGCCATACCTCCTGCCCGGTATGCGGCGGAACCGACCGCTTCCGCTTTGACGACCAGGAGGGACGAGGCACGTGGATTTGTAATCAGTGCGGTGCCGGTGACGGCATGGACCTGGTGAAAAAGGCCCTCTCACTAAGCCTGACCGAAGCCGCCGCGCGGGTAAACGGCCTGACCGGCAGCCTGCCACCGATGGACAGCACGCCTGTCGCCAGCGCGGGCGAAGATAACGAAGCCGCACGCGCCGCCGCCGTGAAGCAGGCCCGGCAGCTGGTCAGCACCGCGCAGCAGGCAACCGGCAACGCCTACCTGTCCCGTAAGGGCTGGCCGGAGCAGTCCTGCCTGACGCTGGCGAAGCCGCAGAAAATCGCGCTCACGGCCTATCGCGCCGGTGATTTGCTCGTTCCCCTCCATGATGCGGGCGGCCAGCTGGTCAACGTGCAGCTGATTAACGCCGCGGGCGAGAAGCGCACGCTGAAGGGCGGCCAGGTAAAAGGCGCGTGCCACGTCCTGAGCAACGGCAAACCGGCAGCGCGCATCTGGCTGACGGAGGGCTACGCCACCGGCCTGACGGTGCACAACCTGACCGGGGATGAGGTGTGGATTGCCCTGTCGTCCGTTAACCTCCTTTCTCTGGCTGGCCTTGCCCGTGAAAAGCACGCCGCGCTGCCGCTGCTCATTGCTGCCGACCGCGACCTGAACGGCGACGGCCAGGCGAAGGCGAAGCAGGCCGCCGAAGCCAGCCGCGCTGCCGTGGCCCTGCCGCCGGTGTTCGGCGACTGGAATGACGCTTTCATGCAGAACGGTGAGGAAAGCACCCGGCGGGCGCTGGCCGAAGCCGCCACGCCACCCGCCGCCAGTCCGTTCGACGTGATGAGTGAGGCGGAATTTTCGGCTATGAGCGCCAGCGAAAAGGCGGAGCGCGTGGCGGAGCACTACCGCAGCGCGCTGGCCGTAGACGCCAACGGGGAAATTCTGTCACGCTACCGTTCCGGCGCGTGGAAGGTGATTTCCGGGAAGCAGTTTGAGCGGGACGTGGCGAAGCTGTTTCAGCGCCTGCGCGCGCCGTTTTCGGCGGGCAAGATTTCGGGCGTGGTGGACACGCTGAAGCTGATGCTGCCGCAGCAAGCCGACCCGGCGCGCCGCCTGATTGGATTCCGCAACGGCGTGCTGGACACCCGCACCGGCGGCTTCAGCCCGCACAGTAAAGACTTCTGGCTGCGCACGGTCAGCGAGGTGGACTACACGAAGCCCGTTCAGGGAGAAACGCTGGCAGACCACGCGCCGCACTTCTGGCAGTGGCTCGACCGCGCCGCCGGACGGGACCCGGCCAAGCGTGACATCATTCTGGCCGCGCTGTTTATGGTGCTGGCGAACCGCTACGACTGGCAGCTGTTTCTGGAAGTCACCGGCCCCGGCGGCAGTGGTAAGAGCATCATGGCGGAAATCGCCACCATGCTGGCTGGAACGGACAACACCACTTCAGCAACCATCGAAACGCTGGAGTCGTCGCGCGAACGTGCGGCGGTGATTGGCTACTCGCTGATTATCCTGCCCGACCAGGAAAAGTGGAGCGGCGACGGCGCGGGTATCAAGGCGATTACCGGCGGCGATGCGGTATCCGTTGACCCGAAGTACCGCGACGCCTACTCAACCCACATTCCGGCAGTGATTCTGGCAGTGAACAACAACCCGATGCGCTTCACCGACCGCAGCGGGGGCGTGTCGCGCCGCCGGGTGATACTCCACTTCCCGGAAATCATCCCGGCAGACGAGCGCGACCCGCAGCTGAAGGAGAAAATCAGCGGTGAGCTGGCCGTTATCGTGCGTCAGCTGATGCAGCAGTTCAGCCAGCCGCAGCAGGCCCGGTCGCTGCTTCAGTCGCAGCAGAACTCTGACGAGGCCATGCGCATCAAGCGCGATGCAGATCCGATGGTGGACTTCTGCGGCTACCTGTTCACGACGCCGGAGCCAAACGCACTCTATATGGGGAACGCCAGCATAAGGCCGCTTCAGCCCAGGCGTTACCTCTATCACGCCTATCTGGCCTATATGGAGGCCAACGGCTACAGGAATCCGCTCAGCATGAAAATGTTTGGCCTTTCGCTTGAGAGCATCATGCGAGAGTATGGACAGCACTACATGAAGCGGCGTACAAAGCTGGGTATGCAGACCAATCTGGACCTGACGGAAGAAAGCAGCACCGACTGGCTGCCGAAGTGCGACTATCCGACAGCAGCATGACTATCAGAACCGGCGACAGCCGGTTTTTTTATGCATAAACTTCACCGGTGATGAATGATATCCTTCACCCTACACCTATCATTCATCATTTAATTGACTGATTTATATTGATAAAAATGGAAGGTGAAGAGTGTGAAGGGTTTTCTATAAAATCTTTTTCTTTGCTCATGCTCTTTATCAGCAACTGAAGAAT